ACAATAGCTTCTGCCATATCAATGTCCATAGTTGTAGCTAAATTAAGCGCTTCTAATTCTAGTTCAATACTTTCAACCTGATCAACAGCTTCGGCAATATCATCTTGCTCGCTATATATCCTGTTTAATCCGGGATGATAAATTGATAATAGTTTTTGTAATGCTTGGTATTGCTTAGGAACAAATAAATGTCCGTCCTTAAACATAATATGCCCAAGTGTTGCTTCGCCTTTTTGCTCATCTTTTAAAGGTGAATTTTGATTAGTAGCATATCTAAGTTCTCTTTGCTCGTTTTTTTCTGGATCAAACCAAAGTAAACTACGTTTCCTACTGTGTCTTGATGGAATTGTAAATGTTAAAGGTTGCTTACCTATTAAATAGTAATGCCTATCTTTAATTTCCCATTGTGGTTTTTTAGGCTCTTCTTTTTTAGCCTTAGTCTTTTTTTGAGGCGCAACCTCAATAATTTCTTCTGCTTGACTTTCTTTCGCCATGATATAATAAAATAAAAATGTTAATAAAAATAATAACTACCCCCATCAATAAGACGAGGGTAATTATTAAAAAGTGATTATACTGATTTCAACAATACAAAGTTGTTGGCTCCTTGAACACACAAACATCTTTCAGATAAGAAGTGTACGTTCATTTCGTCAACGTCGCTTGTATATGCTCCACCAACAGAACCAGTGATCCAAGTTTTCATACGACGATCATCAGCCTCAGAAGCACGGTAACGTACGTGAAGGAATGGACGACGAATGTTAGTACCAAGGATTTGGTCATATACAGTTGATGTACCAGCTGGAACAAGCACTCCGTCAATTGCGTCACCTTCGGGGTTTTGTCCTCCAGCAAAGCTTGAGTCAGCACCACGAGTAGAAGCATCGTTTAGATATTTCCAGTCAGTTTTGTAAAAATCATAAGAACCTCTACGGAATCCTGTAAATCCAAGATTCAATGCCATTTCTTGTGAGTTTTCAAATACACCATATGCAGAACCTGAACCAGTGCTTCCACCGTCAAGACCCGCTAGCATATCATCAAACGCAAGGTTTGTAGCTCTATCTAAGAAAAGCATGTTTTCTTCAATAGCACCCTGGCCATCTAGGTTTTTAAGAATTGTATCGAATGAATCAAGGTCAGCTGGGAAAGCTCCATATACGTTACCACGTTTAGTAATAGCCGCAAATAAACCTTCAGTACCTTTAGCGTTTTTGCTATTTGCAGAAATACCCGCTAATGTATCGTCAACTTTTTCAGACTCAACCATTGCCATTTCAAGATAATCTTGATAGCGTAGACGAGTTTCTGATTCAGCTTTCAAATACCATAGGTATCCAGATGTTCCATCTTCAGTAGCAACTTCTACCCAACCAATCTGAGCTGTGTCAGATCCGTTAATTCCGTATTTATCTTTAATGATAATAGGTGAGTTAGAAAATTGCGTGAAAGAAGGCTCAACAGATCCTTGCATTCCGGCAGTTCCTTTTCCAAATTCAGAACCAAATACAAATACTTTAAGTCCTGCAGAGGCTGCAGTTGTTCCGTCCCAAGCAGCAGCTCCAAAAGGGTGCGCTTTTATAGTAGTATCTGTAATAGCTCCTTTTACAATTGCTTTATACTCAGTTCCAGTTGCTGGATCTAAAATAACGATTAAAGCATTTTCGCGAATTGCGTGTGGTTTTCCAGCTCCTACAGAACCATCACTATCTTGGATAGTAAGTTCAGCGCTGTCAGTAGCTGTAAGTGTACATGCATCGTAAGAAATGTGTAAGCGGTTTTGCTCACTCCATATAACTTGGTCAGAAGTCATAGGCATCTCAGCGCCAACCATATTTAAAAAGCCAGAAAGCGTACGGTTTCCATAACGCTCTACTTCAGCTTCATAAATCTCAGGAAGGTACTGCTGAGAGAAATCATTACCAGCACCACTAGTAAAATCTAGGTAGTTTCCGCTGGTAGCTTGTTTTTGTAATGTTGGGTTAATGTCCCCAAACAATGGTGATAGTGCCATTTATTTTAATTTTTAAGTTTTCGTTTTATTTTAAGTTTCGTAGAATCAGCACCAGTAATAGCCCTAACCTTTAAACCATTAATAAATACGTCGCCGCTTTGCGTTTGCCGTGGTTCATTGCTAATGTTTTTTGACTTAGCATTTAGTTCACGTATTGCATCTGCTTTACCTTGCTCGTAAAAATGATTTATTACTCGGTCTGGATTATTAGCCACATATAAAGCTTTATGATACCCAGTTAAATCTGACACTTCTCCTTGTTCGTTCAAGAACTTCTTGACAAAGTTATTAAGGTCTGATTGGGTTTCTGCAACAGAAGAATTATCCTTTAAACCGTATCTAAACTTTTTTTCACCCAATTTGAAATCAAAACCTTTGAATTCTTGGTTAAATAAGCCTTTAGTACGATTTTGGAAATCATCTGTACGCTGCTGTATAATTTGCTGCTCCTCATTGTATCGATTGAAAAAGTCAACTGCTTTTTTCTGCTCTTGAGTTACGCCCGGTCTCAACTTGATCTCGTCGTAGTATTTATCTTTTAAGCTTTCTAAAAAACCTTTGGCTTTTGCAACTTCTTCTTTATACGCAATTTTTTTCTTGCGAATATCTTTTTCGTCATCTATATCTTCATCCCATGTAAAGTCTTCTAAAAGAAGCGATACATCTTCCGCGTCTAGATGAGGTTTGCTTTGAAGATAATATTCTCTTAAAAGCGTGTTATTGTCAACATTAGAATAGTCAGCGTTTAGCCTAACATAGTCTTCTAATGTACCACCCGTTTCATTCATAAAGTTTACAACTTTTTCAATGTTTTCAGGTAGGTTAATATTTTGTTCAACAGATTGTTGTACGGCTTCGTTAACTTGCCCTTGCAAAGTTTCAGTTTGCTCTTGTACTTCCTCTTCTGTTATTTCTTGTATTACCGGCTCTTCTTCGGTGGTCCGTACTTCTTCAGCCACTTCTTCGCTACTTGCTTCGTCTTTGGATTCTTCGATAGTAGCATTGCCCTCATCTGTTGTATCGACTTGAACGGCATCTTCTTCTTTTTTAGTAAGGTCTACCTTAATGGTATCACTCGTTTCTGGTTGTTCTTCCGGTTTTTTTGACAAATCTACTTTAATTGTTTCGGGTGTTTCTGTCAATTGTTTCATTTTGCGGGGCTTTACTTTAAATTCCCCTTCTGTTTTTACTGCTTCCGCCATGATAAAATAATATATAATTAATAAAAAATATTACTTAGGATCAAATTGCCCTAAGTCAAAACCACCTAATACATCAAATCCTGCAGATTCAAATTTCTTAGGTGCTGTGTCGTTTTTTCTTTGATCAATCAGTTCAGATGATTGACTTGCTTGTATTTTAGTTCGTTCGTCTTTACGATCTTCTTTATATGCGTCTTTTGCTTTTATAACTTCCGCTTGTGCTTCGGCTAATTGCTTATTAAAATTAAATTCTAATTCCATTAAACGCATTTTAATTTCAGCTTCGCGCTCCATTTTCCCAATTTCAAATTGAGATTTACCTTGTTCAAGTTGCAATTTACTTTCAGTAAGTGCTTGTTGCTTTTGCATTTCTGCGGTTGCTGCCGCTTCTGAGGCCTGAGCATTAGCCTGCGCTTGTGCTTGAATATTTGCTTGTTGCGCTTGTTGATCAGCCTCTTGTTTTTTCTGACGTTTAATACGTAAATACTTATTAGCTAAATTAATATTATTAATATTACGTATTTCTATAGCATCATCCAAATATATAGAGCCTGATTGTAAAGCAGCCTGTATATTCATTTCTAAACTTTGCTTTTCTTCTGCGTCTGGTTCTAGCTGTAGGTAAATACCAAAATCATGCATATGCAAATTTGATATTTCTGCCAGCGTATTTACATTAAATTCATTAATGCTTTGTATTAAGCTTTCTTCTGTAAGCGCGAATTCAAATATATCTTTTGCTTTTAGTGAAATATTTTCACATAAGCGAAGCGTAATATATGAAGCGGCTTGTAATATATGTCTTGTAGCAGTATTTGAATTTGCTGCTGCAAGTTTTTGTAATCCAACTAATGCATTTTTATCTGGCTGGCTTCCATCGCGCGCTTCATTTAACCCGGTTACATCACGTATCATTTGTAGATAATACTGATATGTATTAATAAGTGATGCAATTTTGCCTTGGCCTGAAGATGTCTGTAATTCTTGAATT